AGAGGTGTCATCAGAATCAACAGTTACCGATAACTTGTTTCGTTCCTCAACGGTTCCCGAAAGAAGCTGGCGGTTAACGCGATCCAGTAATGCGCTGGCTGTGGACATTTACTTCTTTTTCTTAGGCTTCTTGCCGTACTCCATAGCACGTTCTTTTTTGCCTTCAGTCTTTTCGTGCTTCATCTTCGCACTCTTGGACTTATATTTTTCGCCTTTTACAGACATGGCTGATCCTTTCGACAGGCAATCAGATTACCACGCCTCAACAATCCCACTTCCGTAAAGCCAAAGCCTTACGAGTTGGACGACCCTTACTGTCTTTCATAGGACCTGGCATCCCGCCCATACGCGCACAAAAAGACTTACGACGAGCAGCCGCTTTCGGTGATTTCTTTGCTTGTGGAGCAGACACAGGTGGCTTCAAATTCATGCCCTGTTTCTTTGCTGATGCACGACCTTTAGCGTTCAAACCACCAGCAGGGTTCTTTCCCTCTTTACGTTGCCAAGCAGGAGTTTTAGGCACGTGTAATCGGCCCGTTCATAACCCAAGCATCACAAGTACGATCACCAGCACACTTAAAGTCAAAGATTTCGCAATAACCCAAGTTTGCTTTAGCGATCACTTGCTTAGACATATTGCCTGGTTCATCGCCCAAACCCTTTTCAATACATGACTTCATTTGTGGGGTTTGAATGAACGCCGCACAATTCTTGCAACGCGAGTTCTTGGCCAACTCGACAGTTGTATTAAACAATGCTGCTTTCTTGCGCCAAAAATCAGTGTTAGAAAATGATGGGTCAAGCGGACCGTAGTTCGCTTTATCAACTGCAATCTTTCGATTCTTCAGATTGATGGAAATGTCTTGGGTTGCTGGAGGGCAACCGTTGACCAGTTCCTCAGCCACGCTTCTTCTTCATCTTCATGCCAGCCTCACTCATAGCAATAGCGACAGCCTGCTTGCGGGACTTAACAACAGGGCCTTTCTTAGAACCTGAGTGCAGTTTCCCTGCACCAAATTCCTTCATAACCTTGCCAACTTTTTTCTGCGCCTTAGTCTTTTTCATACTAGAACTCCTGATGCTTTGAGAACGTCACGTACATTCAACACTACACGGTGTTTAACACCAGGGGCTAGATCAACCCTGTGTCCACCAATATCAGCCTGCACCCTACGCTTTACCTCAATCTCACAAGTAGGTTCTAGCGGTTTCCATTTACCCGATACCCGTTTGCTAGTCGGTTTTACAGCCTGTATCAGTTGGTTGGCTGCCGTATCCCAGTTAAACGCCGACACCTCACCAGCATAGATTTCTGCCTGCTCCCGATACCGTTCACGGTTCTCATACATATCTTGGATCGCACTAAATACCGCTCCAAATTCAGGTTCATCCCAATCCCCCATATTCTGCCAAACGCCTTCATTTGTTGGGACAGAACGAGTTGGGATGCGATGGGTCGCTAGGTCTGAGAACTCTCGATGACCATGAGCATCAGACAACACAACGGGTACGCCCGCTGAGATTGCCTGCAATGGCATCAACCCAAAACCTTCACCACGGGACACAGAAATAAAACAGTCCATAGACCGAACAAGATCAGCTTCCTGCTCAACACTCATCCACTGGTTATGAATTACTACGTTCGGATAGTTGAGGTTGTCCGGTGCTGACAGATATGGGGGAACAATCTTGATATGCAGTTCAGCATCAGGAAGGTTCATTTCCAAAAAGACTTTTAGCACTACATCTAAGCCTTTGCGATACCACTCTGAACCACCACACAAAATCTTAAACCTCTTGTTCTGTGGCCGTTCCTTCGGATGCCAAACCTCACGATCAACACCTAAAGGGATAACACGCACATTGTCATGGAACTGTGAGAACAACTCCCAGTTATGCAACGACGGAACAACCACCGTGTCAAAGAGGTGCAAATACTCGGAGAACTCTGGTGGCAACCAGTTCGTTTCCCACATCGTTAACAACGCAGGGTTCTGTCCGTCAACCCAACCTTTAATTAGATTAGGTCTAAGAGCAAACACGACCCGTTCAGCATCATCACACAACTCAACTTTGCCTGCTAAACCACCACGCAAACCCTCGACCATTTTGCCGTAACCAACATGAGGGATGTTGACACCAACAAGGTTTAGGTATTTGGAAGAATCCCCGTTTCGACTTGCCATTTTTCTGCTGCTCGTTTCTCAACATTTGCCGACCCGTCAATCTTGCGAGGCTGAACCCCGTTCTGACGTAAACGCTTGTATGCGTCTAGGTCTTTGTCTAGCACACGGTCTTTAGCGTTGATGGTTGCTACACGCGCTTTACCGCCCCGTGAAGGCATAGCATCAGCACCAATACCAACATGAGCAATCTTGCAACCAAAGCATCCCTCAACATTTAGATCAGGATGCGTTTCCTGATGTTTAACCACTTATGTACGCTCCATATCCTGCTGCGGTAAGCGACGCTACCTCTGCCTCTGTTACCTCAATATCATGCCCGCCGTAATAAACTTTTGCAACAGTATCCATATTGCCTGGCTGGTTCTCTGTGTAAGTACCATTCGTTAACAGATACACGTTTCTGCCTCTAGCGGTTGGGGCAACATGAGAAGCCAAACGGTTCGCTAAACGTTCTTCAGATGACAGCACAATTCCTTTAGTGAACATTTCAGGAAGTGTCTTACGGGAATAGTTGTCGGTGGGTGTACGGAAAATAGCCATCAGGTAATACTGTCTCCAAATCCTGCTGCCGTTAACTCTACAACCTCAGCATCAGTCAAGAAATGGTCATGGCCGCCAAGCCACAGTTTTGCTACTTGACCTTGATCGCGTTGGTCAATCGTTGTATATTCACCATTGGTGAGCTTGTAAAGGTTACGCACTCGAATGTTAGTGCGGTTGTAGCGTTGCAAACGGTTTGCTGTGTCACCGTCACGGTATGTTCCACCAGGGTAGGTGTAGGTGTATGGGACACGGAATATATGGGACTTAGTCCACTCGGCAGATTCGGTTCCCACACCTGTGCCGGTGGCTGAACGAAAATACAAAACACCACCCAACGAAACCGAATCACCAGCACCCGAACCTGTAGCGGTACGAATGTTGATAACAAGATCAACACCTTCACCTGAACCAATGCCGTCACCTGTAGCGGTACGCAAAGGCACACGAATGAATGTGATCGTAGAGTCCCCTGATCCGCTTCCCTGAGCCGTTCTAACAGGCGTAATCCTTGCTGACGCACTAGCAGAGCCAACACCATCACCTGAGGCTGTACGAGGCGCAATATGCAAACCTGTTGAGTCAAACCCTGAACTACCTGAACCAGTAGCAGAACGGATAGCCACCAAAACATCAACAGCAGATTCACTACCGATACCGCTACCCGTGGCTTGCCGTTGGCGCAAAACCTGTGCAAATGATGAAGCAGTACCTAAACCATCAGCGGTAGCAGTAACGGTGATAACTGCACGAACACCCAAATAGAAACGGCCACCAAAACGGTAAGGGAAACTGAAGTCAGTTAACTGGCTTAACCGAAGTTGGACAGAACCGTTCGCTATAGACGCTGAACCGTTACCTGACCCTGTAGCAGTACGAGCAACTGTCCGATAGTAAAGCCCGCGATAATACGGGTGAGTGTCACTAAAAGATTCTGTGAACCCTGTGACCGCTGTGATCGCCATAAGGGGTTATCCCCTTTCGGCTAGTCGAGCGACAGCGTGAGAGAAGTGATTTGGAAAGTATCGCCAGCAGTTACAGCAGCAGATGACGACAACGCACCAGTCCACAAGCAGTTACCTGCGGTAGACGCATCCCACATAGACCAATGGCTATAGGTTTCAGTAGCAGCAACGTTCGTCCATTCCAAAGTTGCAGAAGTTGCGATAGAACCAGACGACGCTGAAGCCCATGCAGCAACTTTACGGGTTGTTTCAGTAGCAGCATTAGATGTTCCCGCCTCACCAGGATCACCAAGATGCAGTTTCACATACACGTTCGTAGGAATAGTCCAAGCAGTCTTGCCTGTCGTGTGTTCAAGAATTTTCAATTCTGCATAGTTGGAAATCGACATACAAACCTTTCGTTGAAAAGACTATACCAAATACAAAAGTGGGGTAGCCGAGCGAGGGGACTCGACTACCCCACATCTTGTGGAGTGCTAAACGCTAATTAGGCGTTTGTTCCAATGCTGGAAGATGACTCAATGCGACGCAACGATGCTTCGCGGAAGCGGCCGTAGCCACCGAGCCAGTACCAACCGATTGGGTTGAAACGCATGAGTGAGTCAACCACAGGGCCGCGAACGACCTTAGGTACAACGCCGTTTCCGTCAACTTGGCTGTAAGCCTTTGCCAACGCCTGACGACCCATGATGTGGGTGCAGTAAACGTCAATCGTTCCAGTTGTGCTGGTTCCGTTTGATGCGTCAGTGAACACCTTTGCGCGAGGGGTTTCAATGAATCGTACTGATTCAAAGGTTCCGATCTCACCGTTGTAGATGCCCTGAGTATCAACGTTTACGTGAGGTGCGTTCCACGATGCGTTTCCGGTTTCACGACGAAGGTCGTAAGAAACGTCTGGGTGGATGTAGCCCATGTAGTAGCCGTTGAAGGTTGCAACGTTTGCACCACGCAAAGCAGCTGTCTGCTTACGGATGTCGTTTGCGGTGATGATGTCCTCAGCCTGAACGGTTACACGGCTTGAAGGTGCGGACGAACCGCCACCACCGTAAGCCACGTTGGTTCCTGCTGCAAGAACGTCACGAACAACCTGATCCATTGAGTCACCAGCGTTGTAACCAATGAGGTTCGCTGCTGCTGCATCAACATCAAGGAACGAGGTTCCACGAAGTTTGGCGGTTGTTGCTACGGTGTTGCCGTATTCAGCGAGAGTTACCGTTACCTGACTGTCGCCCATTGTTGCAGGGGTAAGGTCAGAGGTTTCGCTGAGGGTTGAAGTCGCTGCTGCAAGTTCGCTGAAGATCGTGAAGATCACAGCCGAACCTGGCATTGACTGGTTGGTTGCTTGAACGTCAGCTGCCTGATCGAACAGCATCTCTGATCGCAAAGCGAAATACGCTAAACGATCATAAGCAGACTGGTCGGTTGACAACGAACTGGCTTGGGTAATTGCCATGTTGCTTTTCCTTTAGGGGTAGCCCCAAAGAATGTGAATCCTAAGGGGAGTGATTAGTATTTTTCTGCTTCGGCTCTCGCCTGGGCCAGCAGTTGCATCACTTCATCAGGGGATTTTGCATTAGCAATACGTTGAGCG